TTTTGGTCTAACTTTAAAATCTTTGTCCTTACCAAACCTATCTCCCATAGGATCATCTGGTTTTTTTGTCATCTTTTTTATTTTTTTTGCTTCTTTGGAAAGAGTTGTTGCTCCACCAAAACTTCTTTGAATGTAATCGTCTGGGTTGTAATCTTTTGGAAAATCCATTCTAGGAGCTCTTCCTCTTCCACCAATAAAATCGTCTGGGTTGAAGTCCTCAAGTTTACCTACAGGAGCTCGTCCTCTTCCACCAATATAGTCATCTGGGTTGAAGTCCTCAAGTTTCTTAAATTTACCTACAGGAGCTCGTCCTCTATCAAAACCTGATGATGTTTTATTTTTTTTATCAGATTTTTTTCTCGTAGACATTGATTTACCATTTTTAGCTTTAACTGGTTTCATTACATTCTCCAAGATTTGCGATCCTCCGTCCTTGCGACTTCGACCTTTGTTAATTAAGTTCTGTGCTTGATTCTTGCTTATACCTAAATCATTTGCAAATTGTCTTACTCTAGCCATTATTTCGTCAATCCTTTATACTTTTCAAATGATCTCAAACCGCCAAGTCCGAGCATTCCCATTAACACAGTCATCAAGCTACCCATATCAAAAGTCGGTAGTTCTGGAATAGCCACGTTCAAATACGCACATACAAATATTGTAACAGGTGCAAGCACAAAATGCCAACACAACGCAATTCCACATGTCCAGCCAATAAAGGGTCTCCAGCCCGCAACAAAAATAGATTTATGGCTTGCTTCTGCTTTGTTAATTTCCAGTTGACCCTTGGCTAACTCTTGAGCATGTTTTTCTGCCATGGTCGCAATTTCATGTGCTAATTTATTCTTAGCATCTTTGTCTTCAATAAACTTACCAACTAAATTGGTTACTGGTCCAATTAATGCTGTTAACATTATTTGTGTTCCTTATGTTCGTGTCCCATCCAAATACCAAAGACACCTGTCATTACACCCATGACCACAGAAACAAAAGCAGATTGAGCAGCTGTAGGAACTTCAAGTTGCATGAACCACTCTGCACATCTCCAAGACATAATCGTACTGGCAAGCATCATTAGTCTCGGGAGAATTTTCCACTTCAGAAACGTCTCCACCGTCATTTTTTAAACCTACTATCTATCCAACATTTACCATAGTATAAGATAAATAGCCACAAAGTAAAGAGTATTCCCTCAAAGTAAGTCAACCCATTCCATGCATCTAATATAAAATTACTGTCCATTCAATAAACCTTTGAAGAAAAAAGACTAGCTAATAATAATAAACAACCACCTATAAGACCAGCTAGAAACAACCATCCTACTGCTTCAAACACTTGTCTTCTTAATTTTTGTTGTCGGTAAATTGTCTCTTGACGTTGTTTCCTTATTTGACCCTCCATCTTAAGGAGATCATCGTAAGCTTGTGGGCCATATGTCATGTTTAAAAATACCTTGAGTTCGTATCTTTGTTCCTCAAGTTTCTTTTTTGCTGCATACGCAGCCATTGCTGCCTCTTCGATAGAACCAGATTTAAACAATTTACCAAACAAGGGAGGATTTTTAGCTTGTTTTTCTGCATTATCAACGTCACTTACGGCACCCATCCATCGACCAATGTCTCCTGACATTTGCTCAATATCACGACCTACAGCAAAGCCTTTTTTGATTGCATCAAAAGCTTTACCTGCTATTCCTACGGCTACTGATATAGTTACTGGATCCATAACCAGAGTATATCATAAATTATTTACCTTTGTTAGCTGATGCCATATTAATTCTGTATATATTGACATCATTTCTATCATCAGCAATGTTTTCTTGTAACTTCTGTCTCTGTTGAGCTAGTTCATAAGCTTGTTGTAACTTGGCTTGATCTATTTGAAAGTCCATTTGATCGTTCATTGTTTTTCTTTGTAGTTCAGCAGTATCATTCTCAAGTTCTTTCTTTCTGATTTCTACCAACGGATCTTCTGGAGTTGGTGGAGCTAGGGCAGGCATTATTTCATTCAAGATCTCACCAACTTGTTGAGCGATTGCCGCTTCAACGGCTGCTGGATCAATCTGAGGAACTTGTTTACCTTCCATTTGAGCTTGTTCAACTGCTTTTTGAAAGAAAGTTGTAACTTGATCTCTTGCCATCATGCCAACATGCTCTTGTACATGAGCTTGTAACATAATATATCCTTGTGGGTTCGCTTGAGATGTCTGACTTGATAGCATTACCACATGTGCTCTGACGTGTGCCTCGTGATCTTGCTCTGGAAACGCTTGTAATGGCATACCTTTCATCGCATTTCCGTTTTCTGTTGCAGGATCAACGGGTTGAGGTTGCTTTGGAGCCGGTAAAATAGCATCAATATTCTTAATATCGAGTGCATCATACATTCTTCTGTACGCTTCATGTACATTATGTATCTGTGGAGCCGCTTGAGCCAGTTGTAATTGTGTTTGAGCAAGCGATAATCGCTGTGACATAGAGAAAATGTTCGGATCTGACACTGGAAGTATGTCAACACGTCCATCAAAGTCGGCCTGCATGGTCTCTGGTGGTACATTTCCAACAAAATACGGGTATGGGACTGGATTTTCACTAAAAATTTCGGCTAACATGCGAAATTCTTGCTTTTGAGCGTAATGTAAACGCTTATGTATGCTCGAAATGATCTTTGAGCCTTGTTCAATCAACGCAACAGTCGTTCCAACGGGTGCTTGAGAGTTAACATCGGCTATTTTTGCATCTGCAACCTGTGCAAAACGTCTTCCAGAGTCAACAACTACCCCTAAAAGCTGTGCTAATGTGGCTGATGGCTCTTTATATGGCAGTGGGATGATGGAATTTTTGAGATCTCCACCTGGGACATCGATGTCTCTGAACTCCCCAGGGTTAAGAGGCTCATCATCGTTACGAATACGAACACCTCTCGCTTTGAAACCCGCTGGAAGATTTGATAAAGTACCCGAATCAATTAATTGCCTCAATATAGAAGTTGCAGCACGAGAGAGACCTCCGATTGTGTGCAATAAACCGAAGCCGTAAAAACCAAATCCTGGTAAAAATTTGAAATGAGTGAAATATTGTCTCTTCCTTTTTAATGGGTCTTGCTCTCTAAAGTTTCTAACCACTGATAGCACTTTTCCAGAGCTTTGATCAAGGGTGACAATATAAGGGAGCATAATCCCCGAAGGATTCCCCTGATTATCCATGTCTTCAAAACCTTCCAAGTCCAAGTCAACGTGGCATTCCAATAAGGTATAAGAGTCGTCAGAGTAATTTGGACGTAGTCCCAACAACTCATCAGCACGTTCTTGGATAGCTCCTTCGTCTTCACCATCACTTGTTTCAGATAGTTCAACATCTCTGTATACTCCTGCTACTTGTAGTTTACGAATATCATTATACGTCATTCTTACTACATGTGTAACCCTCTCTGCTGTTCTTAAATCACTAGCCGAATATGGTACAACCATATCTTCTGCTGGTACGAACTTAGAAACGGCTCTTTGTTTTGTTTCATCAAAATAAACTTTTTTAAATGTAGATCCTGTTAAAGGCAAATAAAATAGCATTTGATCTGTATCTTGATCATACTCTTCCATGACTTCAGTAATCTGATAGTTCATGAAATCTTCTACACGTTGAGCTTGTGCTTCAGTTTCTTGTGTAGGTGATCCTAGTATTTGTGTTTTTACAGGTCCACCACTTGGTAACATTTCTTTGTAAGCTTGTGCTTGAAACTGTGTAACTGCCTCTGATAATAGAGGGTGAGTTACACCACTGGCACCTAAGAAGGGTTCACTTCGATCTTCATAATTAATACCGAGTAACCCTAATCCCTTCGCAATCGCCTCTTCCCAATCTTCCCTTGAGTCAACATCCTCACGGAATTTAGCTCTGAGGTCAGATGATAATTCTCCAAGAACGTCATCGTCAAGAACCTCTGCGAGATTGGCATCATGTCTATATTCTTCAACTTGGACTTCAACGGCTTCTTCATCTACAAGCTCTATACCTTCTGGTAAATCATTAATAGTTTCGGGTAGCTCTATCTGTAAACTATCTTCTTCAGGCATCATCTGACCACCTGCTCCCATGGATTTCTCCACTAATCCTGCTATCTGTCTAGGTTCTATTGCCATTAGCTTGCCTTTCTAAATTTCTCGAAAAAGCCACCTTTACTCATTCTAGGTATAGCTTCTTTTTTCTTTCCTAACAAGGGTCTTATATCTAATACTCTCATAGGTTCATTCCCTACTTGATTTGAAATGGTTGCTCTATCTGCCGCAGATATAGCTTGATTTTTAAGTATTGCACCTTTTCTAACATACTCTTTTAAAATCTCATCTAAGTTTTTACCAAAAACTGATTCAAACTGTCCAGTTTCATTTCCTCTTTGTCTTCTTGAGGCATAATCGTTTCTAGATGGAAAAGCAATAAACTCTTTACCATTTTCAATGGCTTGCTCTATATTGCTTCTAGCTAAAAACTGACTTGCTTTCTTTAAGTTAGGAAAAGG